TTTGAAGCCCGGCCGCAGCACCGGCTGCGATTGCCTTCCTTATTGATTTACAAAGGATTTTCTAGCCCTGAACGAGAGTCAGAAGCTGGAGAGTCGAAGAAGTGTCGAAAATCCCGAGCGGGGCCAAAGGCTAACACGTCCTGCAGGTGATCGGGAGCCAGATGGGCATAGCGCATCGTCATCGCCAGGGTCGAGTGGCCCAGGATCTTCTGCAGCGTGAGGATGTTGCCACCGTTCGCAATGAAGTGTGATGCGAAGGTGTGTCGTAGCACATGAGACTTCTGCCCGGGCGGAAGGTTGAGCCCTGCGCGGGCCACAGCTTCATCGAAACGGTCGCGGCAGTTACTGAATGCTCCATGCTGGAGTAGATGGGCCCTGATGCGATCTGCCAGCCTGGAATCGACCGGCACCACCCGACGCCGCTTCGACTTCGTGTTCACGAACTGGAGCAAACCATCGCCCACCCGACTGATTTTCAGCCCCTGTGCCTCACCCCACCGGCAACCCGTTACCAGACAGATCATGGCGATCAGCTCGACATGCGGGTGCGTCATGCTACGCAGCACCTGGAAGAGCCGGTTGATCTGCTGTGCGTCGAGGTACGACAGTTCCCGTTCTTGCAGCCGGATCGCGCGGAGCAAGGCGAGAGGATTTTCGAACTCGATTTCACCGAGTCGCCGTAGCTCATTGAACAATGCTCGCAGGTAGGAGAGTTCATTGTTCATCGTTTTAGGGCTGATGCCTGATGCGATTCGCTTCGCGCGATATTCCGCGAAGTCCGTCGCTGTGAACGTGACCGCTACCGGGTCCCTCAACCGTTCAACCATGCGATCCAGAATGACGCGACGGCCTTCGTAATCGGCCAGCGATCCACCGTGCAGGCGACCCCAGCAATCCACCAGTTCGGAGAGACGGCGACGATCCTTTGGCCTGGGTGACCATTGCGGGCTTTCGATCAGCTTGGATCGACACGTTGCCTCGAAGCGTTGGGCCTCGCCCTTGGTCTTAAACGTTTTGCGGAAGCGCTTGCCCTTGATCGGTTCTACATCGACCCGCCAGCGGCCGTCCGGCAGTTGCTGAATCGCCATCAGACAGCACGGCCCCATCGCACGTGACGCTCTTGCAACAGGTTCTTGATGTGCTTGTACAGGTCGCGCTCGCTCATATCCTTGGAGGCGTAATGGTCGCGGATCACCGGCCAGCATTCCCATTCGCGCAGCCGGTCAAAGGCTTGCTTAGCGCCCACTCGCTCCCGTGCCAGCAGGCTGACGAAGTTTCCCAGGAACAGCTCAACGTTCTTGCCTGAGAAGCCCCGCGAGGTCTTGTAGTACCGCTTGTACTCGGTTTCATCCACCAAGGAATCAACCGGCAGATCGACCCGCACATCGTCACGCATGAGCGTCCAGATCGGCTCAAAATAGCCCGGTCGAGCAAGCAGCTTGAACTGACCAAGGCCATAGCGCCAAAGGCCGTCTAGATGGCCGGAGAACGCCGCAAACGAGTCCGTGTCGATGGTCTGGCCGGTTTTCACATCCACCGATCCGGTGGCGAACTGTTGAATGACTGAATGGTGATAGCGCAGCTCGACGCGCCACACGTCCTGGGCCGGGTCGTAGTTGTCAGGGTCGGTTGAATCGAACGAGTCGCGGCGACGCCAGACGCTTTCCCAAAAGTCGAGCTTGTCCTGGGAACGCGCCTGGAGCGTCTTGTTGTAGATCGCGAGCTGGACGCCACCAGCAGAGCCGAACAGGAATGATTGGCCACGACCATAGGTCGCCGCTTCCATGGTCCACTGGATTTCCTTGATGCCCGAAATATCGCGGTTCGCACGTGCGCGGCAGTGGAGACGAGCGGTCAGATCGGCCGGAGGCGTCCAGCCTTGCAGGTCCAGCGCAAGGTGAACGGCGCACTGATTGCGTTCCCGATGACTCAGCACAGCAGCGGCGTAGTAGTCCATGCGCTCTTGCAGGCGTTCGGGCGACAGCGCGTCGATAGCGTGCGGCGAGACCTCGATTTTGAGGTGCGGCCCGATATTCTCCAGCTTGGCGTTGAAGTTCTTGATGAGCAGGATGAAGCCAAGGTCGGCGTTCTGGAGCTTGTACTGATAACCGGAGTCCCGGCCTACTCGCCCGGTGTGCCAGTACTCGCCGGCAAACTCTACGATTGCGCCCGGCTTCTCGAACAGCGCCATGACTTCGGGACGGATCAGGCCACGATACAGTTGCCGAACCGTATCGACGCCACAACGGAGCAGACGAACCTTCGCCAGATCGGTGATCGCCGCAGTGCCTGGATCGACGAACAAACGTCCGTGCTTCGACGGGACACCGCTTTGACGATCCAGCCTAGCTTGGTCTTTAACGCGCATTCTCGAATCTCCAACAATGTCCATTAACGGACGGTTTCAACTCTGTTTATCTGACGTGCTACAGGGACGTCAGCGGCCCGCCGCCGTGCGCGCGCGCTGCCTCGTGCCTCGGCAAACCGCACGCACGGGACGGGCCGGAAAGCCCATCACCACAAATGCCCTGGCTTGCTACCGCCTACGGTTGTGATCGGCCGGGGGAGGTACTCGGCAGCCTGGGCAGACGAAACAGGCTGACTGGGATAGGGTTTGCCAGCGGAGTTCGCCGCGGCATAGGCGTCGCGGTCTGGCTTGGCAGGGTCGAAGGCGCCATCGACGACGTAGGACATGCAGGCGTCGAACGAGACGACAGCCCTTGTGCCCTGTTGAGTGTTGCAGCGGCACCCCTGAACAGATCCATCCCGAATGCCAACCGCAAACCGATGACGGTTGCGGTTAACAAAGTCCGAATCTGAAGACGACACACATGACAGCTTGGGATAGGCGACAGGGCGGGTCAGCTCGTCATACATCGGCGCTGAGCTGGGCACATCGGGCAACCGTGGAACCCGCATATCGACGTACTGTTCTGCTGTGAGTACCGGAGCAGCACGGCTGCTGCTGTTCTCGAGCGTGAGCGGCTGGCCAACCTCAGATCCCGATAAGGCTTGTGCCGTAGTCAGTTCCAGTTCGTCCGGCTTGGCGATCCGCCGCTCATAGACGCCATAGCCCACGTAGCCAATGAACAGCACACAGGCACCAAAAACGTACAAGGCGCGTGGGGGCTTGAACTTCATATGGTGGGAGGCGCCGTCTTTAACGGACTCGTAAACACCGAAGTACTTCGGGTCGATGACGATCCTCGTGGCCTCACCATCATTGGAGAAGTCGCGCTTGGGCGTTTCGACGGCCATGCACACCTTCTCAAATTCCCAGCGCTTGATTACTTTGCCTTTGCCACCGCGGACGTAGTGAATGTGCGAGTTGCACAGTTTGCGGAAGTGGTTGTCGAGCAGGCCGGGGTTTTGCGTGATGCAATGCAACTCATGGCCGTTATGGCGCATGGTTTCGAGCGCAGAGGCGTATTTTGGAACAGCCGAGCCGTTAGGCCGCACCCGGAAGAAGGTCTGCGCCTCATCGATAACAATCATCGCGTTTTCGGGAAGCTCAAACCATTTTTGCGGATCTTCGAACTCTACCCAGGTGGCCTTGAGCGCTTCATGGTCCGGCTTGAAGCCCCGGATATTGTGGTAGTAGACAATGCGGCCCATCTTGGCGGCGCGCAGATCCACTTCCTTGATGGTATTCAGGGTTTTGCCATTACCCTGCAGGCCCGTGCGCAGAACAAACATTAGCCACCCGCCTTGTTCATGAGCGCGAGCGCAGTGATAGAGCCCGTGACCTTATCCATGCCAGCGAGCAGGAGCCGAGCAGTCACGGCGGCGATCATGATGTTGATCGCTACATCGACCTTGGCCATGCCAAGGATCGCCGCCGCCGAGGGGGGAACAGCAGAAAACAGGCCGTGAACTTGGTTCTGTACAGAGTCGATCAGCGCCCCCACGCCAACATAGGTCATGTACGCAAAACCCAGTGTTGCCAGAACCCGAAATGCAAGACCGGCAACAATGGAGCCCAGGAAAGTGGCAAGTATCGGAAGAAGCGCAACAGGCATAGATCACCCCTTGAAGGCGCGGCCAACGTAAACCGCAAAGAAGATGGAGGCCATGACGACCAGCAGCGGGCCTAACGCCGTGGCGAAGCGGCAGATCAGCTCATGGCTCATTTCGAACTGGCGACCCATGACGGTGAAGCGCTCGGGAGCCGGGCAGGACTGCGGTAGCCAGCGCCCCTTGTTCACCGCTTCCATGAATAGGCCGGATACCGGAACGGTTTCTTCCTTCAGTTCGTAATCGGGGCCGCTAAGCGTTGTTTCGATCTGCGCCTTTTCGAGCGAGCCGTATTGCCACATACAGACCTGCTCTTTCTGTTTGCGCAGAATGGCGCACTGGACGGCATCGCCCTCACAAGCAAGGTCAGCGGTACAAGCCTCACCGCCTACACTGGATTCGGGCTGTTCTTCTTCGCCTTCACCTTCGCCATCGCCGTTACCACCGCCACCAGCGCCACCGCCCTCTCCATCCCCCTCACCGTCGCCGCTTCCACCGCCACCGCCGTCACCACCACCTCCGCCGCCCCCGCCACCATCGCCGTCGCCGTCCTCATCGCCATCACCGGGTGCGGTTGGATCAGTCGGGTCTTCGGGGTCGGTCGGATCAGTAGGGTCGGTCGGATCAGTTGGCTTGTCGGGAGAACAGAAGGTGCCGTTGTAGGTGTATCCCTCGGGACACTTATCAGTGTCGTCAGGGGGAGGCGTGTCATCAGGATTGGTAGTGCCGCCCGGATTGCCAGGGGCGTTGTAAGTATTGCCAGAACACTCAAAACCGTTGCCGCGATACTGGTACGAACCGAACACGCCTGAAGGCGTGCCGCTGGTATAGACGTATATGTTGTTAACAACATATTGAAAGGTGTACGTGCACGAGTTGGCGCAAACATCACTCGGCGGTTCTACACGATCCGAGCCATGAACAGAATCACGCAGCTTATGTTCATGATTGATTATCGAACCAATAGTCGACTCACAACGATCAGGCTCAGGATTTGGGACGCAACCACCTATAGTGTCGTCGTAAGTCCCATCAGTACAGCCGTCGCCTTGCCTACCAATAATGGCAGAACCAAGCGAAGCACCAGTCTTACTAAGAAGCACACACTTACCACTGATAGGGGTGGTTAGCTCAACTCTATAATCGACATATGCACTGTTCTGCGCCTTCATTACGTCAAGGTGCGCCTGACACGCAGCATCAGCAGACGGATAATTCTGCGAGTTATAGCGCCAGTAATAATCTTCAGCCCAGGCTGCATGTCCCCAAGCGCAAGCAATCAACAAGGCGACCCGAAGAATCCCTTTCATCTCTACACCCGCCCAAAAAAAACAAGGTAAATCGCCAGTGTGGTGACTATCAGCACATACAGTTCGTAGTTCATGGGCGGTATCCCGGAAAAGAAAACCCCGCCGAAGCGGGGTTTATTGCTACGGCACTTGCACAAGTGCAGCGCTCAGTTACAGCGCGCGGCGGATGTACTTGAAAGCAGCAATCGCGATGATTACGCCCAGTACCAGACCGGCAACCGCAACGCCGTCGGTTTGAGCAGCAGACAGCGCCGTTTCAACGCCTTCAGGCAGAGCAGCGAAAGCAGAACCGGCAGCCAGGAAAGCAACCGAACCCAAACCAGCCTTTTGAATCATTTTCATAACGTGACCTCGATATCACAGGAGTTTTTTCAGGACGAGGAAACCGAATACAACGGCGAACAACAGCATCACTTCGCCTTGCAGTTCAGAAACCTGTTCCCAGTTCAAAGCGGCACCGGATAGGTCCCGCATTTCATCACCCGTGACGGCGTGAAGAACTCCATCGCATTCGGGCCAGCCCGAACCGCCGTGAAGCCAAACACCGTCGCAGGCAATAAAATTCATTGGCCGATCTCAGCGAGTTCGGCGTTGTCTTCCAGGGGTTCGCAGTCGGGGCAGACGGCGAAATGGGGCGGCAGGTTGAGGTCCGGCAGCAGATCGCTTTGCGGGGCAGGCAGCGCCATGAGCTTGCCCATGTCGTTGCCGCAGCAGTCGCAGATCACTCGGTCACTGATCAACATGGCCGCCCCTCCCCTTAGTTGGCTTTGGTCGGCTCCGGCTGGGTGCCGGAAGGCTTAGCGGTCTGGTGGGCAGCCGGCTGGGTCGGCTTGGCGGCTTGAGTGGCAGCGGCTTTCACCGGCTCGACGTGCAGGACGATGAACTTGCCGGTGTTCTTGGGTCCGCGTTCGATTTCAGTGGTGACGCGGATCGGCTCCAGCACATCGAGCCCTTCGCAGGCGACCCACACTTCGTCCAGGGCATCCTCGGTCACATTCATCGACAGGATGGAAATGCCCAGGTCACGCTTGCCGTCCGGCTCGTCACCGACAAACAGCTTCACCAGCTTCACGTTGTCGAACTCGACTTTCTCGGCGCTGAGAAATGCAACTTCCATGATCGAACGTGCCATTTGTGTTTCCTCTCTCTAGTTGCGCTTTATTGCGCGGCTTTGCTTTTCGCAGGCCGAGCGATCCCGAACCGGTGAACTCGCAAGTTCGCCGAGGTGATCTGTTACTTGGCCTACCGGTTAAAACTTCGCGTTGTGCGTGTTCTCTGGTTGGTTAACACCAAGGGCTTTGCCCTTGTCATCCCACTCTTGCCGCCGAGGGCTCGGGAGCGCGGGGCGGTGAAGCTGCCCCACACTCACGAGCGGAGGCTGTTTCGGGTCGTGCAAGGTCAAGGGTGAAGGCTTCGCCCCGTGCTTCCGTTCGCCGGATCGGTGAAGCGTGATCCGACGAGCCGGGAGCGCGGCCCTTGACCTGCTCGGCTTCGGTCGCGGTTTCGGCTAGAACGGGAATTGCTCGCTCGGCGCCGAGGTTGAATCTTGGTAAGCAACGCTCCACCACTTCGCGGTGCGGGCGGGTGGCGTGTGCTTCTCGCAGATAAAGGCCGGTTCCACTGTCCACTCCGAGACCAGAGGCTTCCAGGCACCACCGACGCGGCCCATTTTCAGCGTGCGAATCGGCCGCGCAGAGGCGGGGCGGCATTGGGCGCAGGGTGTGGACTGGGAGGGAGCGTGTTTTGCCATTTCGCGTCTGGACCAGCAGACAGAGCAGTCGCAGTCCTGGGCGTGCGCGAGGCGTAGATAGCTGGTCGGCTTCGACATAGGTCATCCCATCCCCTGGCTTTCCGTAGGCGGCGCGGATCATGTGTCCCACTCCTTTTCCATGAGCTGCTTAACCAGCAGCGCCACGTTGACCATCACGTACTTGCCGACCTTGTGCGACGGGATGTAGCCGTTGCGAATCCAGCCCCACACCACGTCGTGTTCATCGCCCATGCGAATCCAGTCCGCGAACTGGCGCCACGGCATGACCGGGGGCGCGTTGAGCAGGTCTATCGGCGGTAGGTTTCCTTCCATGTCCTTGGCCTTTGTTGCACTATGTTGGTCTTCTTTGGAGCTAAACATATGGAATAAATCCATATGGACAGTATCCATATCTCATTGGATTATGGCAATAGTCCATACGATTCATTTTGATAATGACTGCCCGAATGCTTGATAGAGCCCTTAAATTGCTTGAGGCGACGAGCCTGAAAGACCTTGCCGAGGTGAACAGCAAGGAATACGTCAGGTGGCAGAGCATCAAGCGTGGGAAAGCGCGTATGAGCGCGGAGGAGATCGAGCAGCTGGGTCTGCTGTACCCAAGCTATCGGTGGTGGCTGATGACCGGGGAAGTCATGCCGGACAAAGGCCAGACCAGCCCCGACTACGACGAGGCCAACCGAAACTTGACCAGTCAAGACGCGGGATAGCGATCACAAAGGAAGTGACTAGGCGCTGGTACGCCCGAAGGACAGGGAGAGGGAGATATGAAGGCTGAATGGAACGACGCCCCGGACTACATCAGAAGGCGCCCGCGCAAGGGAACCGTAGCATGGCTGATACCAGGGCTGATCGGCACCGCGATCATGCTGGCTGCGCTACAGATGGCGAGTTCGTCATTCCTCAGAGGAACCGCCCAGGGCATCACCGATAAGCGCGTCCAACCCAAGCCAGCCCCCGTCGCCGAAATCACGCGAGCAGAGCCAACAGCGACCAAGGATTGGGACAGGGTAGTAGAGGAAGTGGCCGCAAGAGGTGCAAGGCCTCAGCCGCAAACGCCCCAGCCCCAAGCCGCTACGGCAGAGGCACCACCCAAGCAAACAGTATTCAACGACAAAAATTACGTTCCCCAGGGCGCGACCAATATCGTTCCAGCCATGCGGGGTGAAACTCAGCAGGCTGTAACGATATCCACCAAAAAAGAGATTGTAGTTGTGGGCAAAGAATCACGGACTAGTGATTTTTGCCCATACAGGGAAGGAAGTATTGAGCGCAGAAATTGCAAAGCAAATGTTAATTTAAATTCACGAAACTAACTTATGGCTGAAGGCAGCAGCTTAGTAGGGGCTAAAGTCGATATGGGTGGCTTCTCTTACCTTCTTGTATATTTCTGAGACGCCATCGACTAATTGTTGTATGTCGTATTCTTGGCCTCGAAAATAAACTGCCTTTGCTTGCGGATCAAACCATCGCATCATATCCGACTCTTCAAAACCAGAGATAGCACCCTTTGGAGCAATGATATCTTGAACAAAGTTACGCCGTACGCTTGTTCTCTGCCACTCATCCAAGCGTTCATCGAAGTGCTCTAGGTGATCTCGTAGTTTTCTGCTTTTTAAAACATGTCCATGTTCCGGTAATTCAAGGAAAGACCTAAGGTCAGCTCCTCTTACTAGCTTAAATATTTTTAAGCACCGCACATCATAATCTTTTTTTGTTTCGTGTTTCTGGCGTCTCGGAGGTGCAGGCCATAGCAGTCTAGAAACATTGCTGGCATGCGTTAAGAAGCTATGCAGAGTTCGAAATATTTCTTGATGTAGTCTGGTTGTTAATTCGCTGTTATGGTCATCGTGCGCTTTATTAAACCGATCCAGTGCATTGTTAATTGCGCCTATCGCGTTTAATGCAAAGCTAGCTTGGGCTTCGATTTCTTTGAGATATATATTCCTGACCTGCGTGTCCATACGTCCTTCCTTGCTGTTTTAACAATGCTCAAAGCTAATCTGTTGTGTCGAAAAAGTGTCGAAAATAAAGACCTGTGATTGCCAGCAAAGGCAGCAGCAATATAGGTAGAGGCTTCTAATTGACCAGTAATAGCCAGCATAGGCCATTGATAGGTGCAAACAAAACAGGATTTGAAGCCCGGCCGCAGCACCGGCTGCGATTGCCTTCCT